CTCAGGAAGGCATCGGTGGTCCTGCGGCCGTGCGTCGGAGTTGCTACAGACCTTAGGGAATCTTATCGCTGCGCGGGGTTGCTGTACCTCAGGTCTCAGGGGAAACCCTTTGGCATGAAGGCAACCGCGCTCAGAACTCCTGGGTACAAAGTTCGGGTGATTGGTGTTCCCGATTGCTTGACCTTTGTTGAAGGGAGCTGGACTCGTTCGTCTCTGCGCTGGTTGGCTCCTGGCCACTGGCGTATCGACGGCGAGTCTCGTAAGATTCCTGGTGGAATGCACTACCGTGCGGGAAGACGATTTGCGTCCTTGGACTTGTCCAAGGCCACAGACGGTCTCTCCCACGCGGCAGTCCGGGTAGTCATCGAAGGGCTCGCAGCTCGTGGTCTCATCCGTCCAGCGGACTTGACCATGTCGTTGCGTTCCCTCGGGTTGGAGAGAGGAGCGACCTGGAGCTTCCCTGATCTCGGTGACGAGATCGGAGAAGGGTCGTTCCTCAGAGGGAGTCCGATGGGCACACCTCTCAGTTTCGTTGTGCTCTCTTGGGTGAACGCCTGGGCTACCAGTGCGTTCGGTCGAGCAATCACCCACGGTGACGACGCAGTAGGTCGCTACAAGCCTGGCTCCTCGGAGCCTGGCTCCTCGGAGCTTAACTTGTACGCCTCGCGTGTGTCTTCCGTGGGTGCGTCGCTCAACAGGGAGAAGACCTTCAGGGCGGACCACGCGTGGACCGCCTGTGAGATCTTCGCCCTTCCAAGGGAGTGGAACGAAGATGGAATGTCTCTCTTTTATCCCCCTTCCATCCCTCCGCCGGCCCTTAGGGCGCCGGTGGAGGCGGACCAAAGGCTCGAGAACCTTTGGTTGCGCCGGATGGAGAGGGTTGTGAAGAGCCGCTTCCCGTGGATCGTGAAGGATCCCCGTCTGCACCTCCCGGTGCAGGTGGGTGGCCTCGGGTACACAGGTCGCGGTCTCGCCGTTGGGGTTAGCGTACGACAACGCCTCGGTGCCCTGGTGTCCAGGGGACCGAGTGCCGTTGTCGCCGCTGACCTCATCGGTAAGAAGCCATTCCGAGAGGTGGGCCTCTATCCACAACCTCTCTGTCGCGTCGTGCGCCCTGGTTCGTACTGGAAAGCCGTTCGGGTTACCGAACAGTGGTTCCAGACCGGGGGAGACACACACGTGCCACTTGAATCCCTGTTGTCCTTCAAGTCCTGCCTCATCGAAGATGAGATTAGGCTCACTGAAGGAGACAAGTTCAAGCGGAAGAGAGTTGCGAATAGACCAGACAGGACAAGAGGAGGTGCAGTGTTCCGGCGGTTGGGAGTGGCCCTCTGTCGTCCTCTTTCGAGGCGATGGGGGTGCTCCGCGCTCATCCGCTGGGCCTTGCTCTCTCGCGAGAGTAAGGTCACTGTACCTGAAGACATAGCCTCTGAGATTCGGGAAAGAATCCCAGATCCCACGTAGCCCACTCAGGGCGGCATGGGA